TTATTGTGTGCTACGTCCTGTTGGGTTTCGGTAAGTTTACTTACCTGCGAGTTGTTTTTTTGCATACTCTTTTAACACTACTATTACGGCACCGCCACCTGCAATTGCTGCAGCTTCAAGTGTTGTAATTTCAAGGTCTATTGCAGGTCCAACCAACAAAGCAGAACCGAATGCTTCGATGAATGTCCATACAACTTTTTCAACAAGTTGCTTTAGTTCGTCACTCATATTACTCCAATCTATATAATAGGTTTTCCTCTAAGTTTACTGTCAATGCGTGCCACTTTTTCATGGATCGCATGTAACATTTGCTTATCAGAACTTTGTTCAGTTTCAGTTGCACCGTCAAGATTTATCTTACTGACTTCCAACTCTACTGGTTTACCTTGTAGTAATACTGCTGCAACCTTTTTGTACATACGTTCATACGCATTACGTGACTGACCGATCATACCATCTTTACCTAGATCTAGGTCTTGTTGTGTGTTACCTGTCAAAATACAACCGCTCGTACTTTCGTCAGTATTCCCCGAATGAATTAATATGTATTTAAAGTTTGGTACATCTTGTAATTCAAGCATGCCGTAGTGTGCGTTCTTATATCGTGCGCTGTATTTAGTGTGAAATCCACCAACTTTTCTGAATTTAATTTGATAAGTACCCTCTGGTATGCAGGTTTCGTGCATTACTTTTACTGCTTGGTACTGATCTTCTAGTGTGTAGCATTCAAACTTACCGTTAATAAACATCATTCCATTGGTAGCGTCAATGCCAAACTGTGTTCTTACAACTTGTATCTTCATTCAGTCTCCCTGTTTATCTTAGTATAGTCTAAACAATCAGGGTTTGTACAGTATAATTTATAAGGATTTATCTGTACTTCAAGTGGTTGTCCGCATTTAGGACAAGATACTTTCAAAATATATTATCTGTTTGCTGCCCACATATTATCCACCATATTAGGGTACTTACGACCATTAGCTTTAGCTCTTGCTTTAGCTTTAGACTTTTGTGCAGGTGTTAGCTTCTTGCTTTTACCTAATCCACTAGGTCTTGGTTTGTCCCATACGGGTTTACTTTTTTTTGCCATGTTACCACTTTACCTTATCTGCCCAATAAGCTGCAGACATTTTGCCTTTCTTTATGTTCTTCGCATGTCGGGCTTTAAAAGACTTACGTCTTGCTTTAGACTTAGCGTCAGTTTTCTTGCCCGCACCTGATACTCCTTGTTGTCCAAACCTGATTAACTTAACCTTACCGTTCTCTTTAGCTAGTACAGCGTGTGACTTACTAGCTTTAGGTGTACGTTTAGGTTTGTTGTAACCAGAGAACTTTTCTCCTCTGTACTCTATTGCCATATTCTATCCTTTGTGACTACTACTTAGTCATTTTTTTCTTACGCTTGGAAGTATATCTTTTTTTCTTCCCTGTTTTGCTGTAAGGCATTATCTGCTCGCTTTCTTTTTATTTTCTTGTGGTTTATCTTTACGTAAACCTATTGTTAGTAACCATAAACCTAGTGATATTAGTATAGCAACACCGACTATGTCCTTAGCTGTACCAGTAAGGGTTAGCCATGCTATAAAAAAACCTAGTAATGTAAAGGTTTGTGCCAATGTTTCTTTAAGGATTTCTCCTAACCAATTAATAAATTTCTTTATGTATTTCATGTTCTTCTTATTCTAACGGGTACTACCGAGACACTAGCTATGATTTGCGAAGCTATGATAACTGGTACTACAACTTCTTGTGCTTTTTCTTTTTGATCATCTGTCATATCATTACCTATAGAAGTAAGATCTATGTCTTGTACTTGTATATCTATAAAAGAACCAATAGGATCTGCTAGAAATTGTTCTGTTTGTACTTCTGTAACTACATCAGCAAGTGTATAGTCTTCAATATCTTTATTTTCTACAGCTTTAGCAACATAAACTTCTACTGCTTCTGCTACTGCCTCGTCATTCTTGACTGCTTCTGCGACAATAGCAACATCTTCTGCTTTATCTAAATTTAGAACCTCTGCAACAGTCTCTACCTGTTCCTCTGTTAGTACCTGTACATCAGCAATAGCTTCTTCAACAACAGCTTGCACAACTTCTTGTATTTCTTCTGTAGCTTGTGCGAGGTTTTGTACACCAATATCATTTACTTCTTCAAGGACTTCAACAACTTCTTCTTCGGTAAGGTCTTGTACATACTCTTGTATTGCTTCTTGTTTAGCTTCTTCATATTCTTCCTTTGTTAATTCTTCTTCTACAAAAGGTACATTCACAATGTCTTCTATTTGTGAAATCTCCTCTTGTATTTCTTCTTCTGAAAGTTCTTCTACATCTTCTGTTTGAACTGGTACTTCAACCAACTCTTTAGAAATAGTTTCTTCCACAATCTGTGGAACGTCTTGCTTGACAATGTCCTGTTCTTTATCAATCGGTACAGTTTCTTCATCTATCTCCTCCTCTATAATTATTACAATATCTTCTGGAATGTCAATGACTATTTCTTCGATGACAATAACTTCTTCAATTGTATCGATAGCTTCCTGTATATCTTTTTCAATAACTTCTTCGTCTGTAAGTTCTTTATCTTCATCTTGAATGACCACATCAGGTACCACAACATCATTGTCAGGAAGTTTTTTTTCGGTATCTTTTGGTTCATCTTCTACAATTATAATATCTTCTTCTACGATGTCATCATCTTTTACTTCTTCTACAGGTTCAGGAATATCACAATCTCCACGCTCTATCTGTGCGTCAGTCATAAAACAACCGTACTCATTTTCATTATCTACACGTTCTTGATCTCTTTCTATAGTTCCATCATTAACGTCTGCCTGTGTATATGTCTTATCAACACCCTCTACTTTTACATCAACAATGATTTCTTCAGGTGTTGGAGGAGGTGGAGGTGGAGGGGGTGGAGGTGGAGGAGGTACAGTTGTAGTTGGTGCAACATATTGGTAAGTTTCAAAGTTATTACTATCACTATCTGTACAACTTTCTCCATTTTCTATGTCGCCACATACGCTAAATTCCCAGTAAAAAGTTCCTGTCTGTATATTTGTATAGTCTAATGTGTATGTCCTAGCAGTAGTATCTGTAATAATAACCCTATCCCAAATAGAATTATCATAACTGTAGTTAATATGAAATTCGTGTACTAAAGTATTTCCATCTGTATAATCCCAAGCAAAATAAACATCTTTGCCTTGATAATTTACTGATACATTTGTTGCGTCATCAGGAACAGCAGGTGGAATAGTAGTCGTAGTAGTAGTGGTAGAACCATAGTCACAATCAATACTTACAATAGAAGTCCACTCTGAATAACTTTGATCTGTGTCATTATCAGATCGTACTTTTGCATAGAACGTATCTGCTGTTGTACCAAATACATTTTCTCTATAGCTAGCAGTAAAGACATAACTCTTATAAGACAAAGCAGTTTCCCAACCAGGAGTACTTGCAACTGCATAGTTACTTCCTACAAAGTTATCATTACTAAATGCTATAGCGTATCGTTCAGGTGGACTATCTTCAAAACCATCACTCTCTTGCCATGTAACAGTTATATCTCCTTTAGTTGTGTCTCCATCACTATCACACGCAATAGATATACCATAAGGTGTTTGTGTAGGTACATGATCTGCAAATGCAGGAATAGGAACTATAAGAAAAAGTACGATACATATACGTACTAGACTATTAAATTTATATAACACGGAACTTACTTAGTTCCGCAACAACCACCACCGCAACAACCGTCACTACCCATGATCTAATCCTCTCCCATTCATATCATTATGTGTTTTACTGTCGAGAATACCGAATGCCTGGTTGACTTCATCGTATGTCAGTTGTCCATCATTAAGATATTTTCTTGCTAAGATTTCTAGTACGTTCGCTACTCCGAGTAATCCTGCTAGTAATGCAGAACTAAATACATCTATACCTACAAGACTGCCTGCACCTATAACACTTAATGCTTGTGCTATAAAGACAGCTATCATACGTTTAGATATATTCCAATACAATGAGTAACCTTTCATTACATTATGAAGCTACCTACAATTAATATAACTGTGGCAACTAATCCTATTACTTTATAAAATTCTGCTTTGTCTAACTTCTCATCTAGCTTTTTATCTATGTCATCTAACTTATCAAATATCATTTTGTTCAGTTCTTTTTGTGTAAAGCCATTGGAAGTACTCATTACGGTAGATCATCACGGGATAAAAAATCCCATTCCTTTTCGTATGTACGATTATCTAAATCCCATTGACTTATTCTTTTAATAAGTTGTAGAGTTTCTTTTAAAAAATAACCTAGTAAAAATCCTATTAAATAATCCATAAAGTACATTATAACATGTAGTCACTTGATCCGATTATAAAATCCATTATTGCATTAAATCATATATAATTTAAGTTTAAAACATAACGATAATTATTCTCAATAGGAAAAGAAGAAGCATGATATTGTAATCCATCAAACAATACAACAGTATTTTCATTGGGTGTATATTCTGTTTTGTATGTTAGTTTTGTAATGTCTTTATCTTCTTCGTAAAATTCATTAAACATAATTGTGTTACCTGAGCTATTGTTTAAATATAGCAAAATAGTTTTATGTGGATAATTAAAATCTACATGTGGATAGTGACATGCTTGCTCTCCATTGTTAATTGTTAACTGTCCTCTAACTCTAATAAGTT